ATCTTTATTGTCAAAAGTTTGGAATTTAGCAACAACTGGAACTGCTAGACCAAATGCAAAGAGTGAGCAAGATGGAGAGAATGAAGAAGGAGTACAATTTAAAGTACGTTATCAATACGCACCTTTAAGAGCAAGTAACAATAGTAGAGAGTTTTGCAAGAAAATGGTAAATGCTGCTAAGATATACAGAAAAGAAGATATACAACAGATGAGCCAAAGAGCAGTTAATGCTGGTTGGGGATTAAACGGAGCTGATACTTATGATATATGGTTGTATAAAGGTGGTGGAGATTGTCATCATTTTTGGATGAGAAAGACATATAGAGCAAAGAGTGCTAAAACAAAAGCTGACGTTGGTAACCCAAATGCTGAGGTAAGTGTAAACAAGGCTAAAAAAGAAGGATTTAAACCAGAGGTAAATGCAAAAGAAGTTGCAAAAAGACCAACGGATATGCCAAATAACGGATTTGTAAATAAAAAGAGATAATAGATGGCAACTGCATTATTTATAAGTAGAACAGATTTAGTAAAGAATAGTATTGTTGATGGTAACGTTGATACAGATAAATTTATACAATTTGTTAAGATTGCACAAGAGATACACATTCAAAACTATTTAGGAAGTAAGTTGTATGATAAAATATCAGCAGATATAATTGCAGATACTTTAACTGGTAACTATTTATCTTTAGTTACAGACTATGTACAACCGATGTTGATCCATTACGCAATGGTTGATTATTTACCATTTGCAGCATATCAAGTAAAGAATGGTGGTGTATTTAAACACACATCAGAAAATGCTGAAAGTGCTTCAAAAGATGAAGTTGATTTCTTAGTACAAAAACAGAGAGATTTTGCTGAATATTATACAAGAAGGTTTGTAGATTACATTTGCTACAATAGTACTTTGTTTCCAGAATATACAAGTAATACTGATTCTGATGTTTACCCAGATAAAGATGTTAATTCTTCAAACTGGGTTTTATAATATGAGGGGAAGATACAAACCAAAAAAAAACAATGTTGTTAAGTTAAAAAAATATTTAAAGACAAAAGATAAAGATGGCAAACGAAATATATCCAGTTAGTTGGTGGGGTAATCCAGTTCAGAATGGCTGGGGAGGTATTTATTATGATTTTGCATACCCAAGTGCAATACCTAATTTATTATCAACATTACAAGCAAGAGCATCTTATTACGAGAATGTAACTTGTACAACTGCAACATTAACCACAATAGAAAACATAGAATAGGATGGCAGATAATTTATTAGATAAAGCATCAATATTACTTACACCAACTGCATACGACAATGGAAGTATGTTAAGTATAAAGCCAGAGAATGGAGATGGAGATTTTGACTTTTCAAGAAATTCTGCTGCAACTAGAGTTAATGAACAAGGTTTAGTAGAGAATGTACAGATAATCAGTTCAGAGTTAGTTTCAAATGGTAACTTTTCACAGATAGGTACAGAAGAAGTATTAAACGGAAACTTTTCACAAGAAGGAAGTGAGGAAATTGTAAATGGAGATTTTAGTAATGGTAGTACAAATTGGAGTTTAATAGGAGATGTAAGTATTTCAAATGGAGTTGCAACTTTTTTAGATAGTGGCTCTAATACTAATTCTAGGTTAATACAAAGTTCTATATCTATAGGTAATAGCTACAAGGTTACTTTTGAAGTTACTAGGTATGTTAATGGTAGGGCTCAAGTTGTTTTAGGAAGTGGAACTACTATATCTGTTGATATATCAAGTGGAGTAGGTACTTATACTATTTACGGAGTATCTAGTGGTTCTAATCAATTTGAATTAAAAAGAAATGGTGGCTATCCTAATTTTGATTTTGATATAGACAACGTTTCAGTAAAAGAAGTCGGACAAAATTGGAATTTAATTGGTACGACAACTATAACAGAAAATCAAGCTAATATAGTAACCACAAGTGCAGTAGCTGGTATTAATCAATCAAACATTTTAACTATTGGAAAAAGCTATAAATTATCTTACAATATAGTATCAAATAACAATGGTGGGTTAAAAATATCGGGTAATGAAATTCCAAGTGTTGTAGGTAATAACACATATTATTTTACAGCAAGTGTAACAGATTTAGAAATATTAAGAAATAGTGGAGCAACAGACGTAACTATAACAAACATCTCAGTTAAAGAAGTAGGGCAAGATTGGACGTTAGGTACTAATTGGAGTATAGACCAAGCTAATAGCAAGGCATACGCAGACGGAACATCTAGTGGATTATTAACTCAACCTTCTTTAGTTTCGGTTAGTGGAAGTAAATATCAAATACAATTTAATATTTCTGATTACTCAGCTGGAAGTTTTAGAATTTATTTTGGTGGTGTTTTTACTCCTTTTATTAATGCAAATGGAGCTTATTCTTATACAATTAATGCATCAGCAGTTGATACTTTCGCAACAAGCATCTCATCTTCTTTTGTAGGCTCAATAACAAACATCTCAGTTAAAGAAATAACAGACGATACAAACATACCAAGAATAAACTACGAAGGGTTTAGTTATCAAGATTCTTTAGGAAGTGAGGAGATTGTAAATGGAAATTGGAACTCACATAGAGCTGCTGAATTTGAAATTACAGATAACTTAATATACATTGAAAACTACGGAAACACCTATGGGGGTATAGAACAATTTTTTAGCGTTTCTTCGGGAAAAATTTTTCAGTTAAAATACAACGCTATAGAAGGAACTACAAGTTCTGATTGGAGATTTGATGTAGGTTCTTTTCAAGGTGGTACTGATTTGTATTCTAAAGGTCAAGTATCGGATTTTACAGAAAATACTTTAATTACATCCACAACAAGTGAGATATGGATAAGAACTTACAACAATACGCCAACTATAGGTGACAACTTCTCAGTAGACAACATCTCAGTTAAAGAATATTTTGGTCAAGAAGTAGTACCAGATAGTGGTTGTGGAAGCTGGTTGCTTGAGCCACAGAGTACGAATTTGGTAACGCAATCTGAAGCGTTATCTACGATGCAAACTCAAGCAACTATAACGGATAACAATTTATTAAGTCCAACTGGCGATGTAAATGCATCTTTAGTAGTTGAAAATACAGCAACAAATTCCCACGGAATTAGAAAAGCAACTATAATATCTACAAACGCAAGTGCAGCAGATTACACAATTAGTGTTTTTGCTAAAAAGAAAGAAAGACAATTTGTTCAATTCCAATTTTATGCTGATAGTACTCAATATAATTCTAGCTTATTTAACTTAAATGATGGTACTACAACTGGAGACTCATCTACACATAAAATAGAGGATTATGGAAATGGTTGGTATAGATGTTCTTTTACAGATAGTATAACTCAATCAACTGGGAGTTATAATTTTGCAGCAGCTTATATGAGTCAATCATTAACGAGTTATTACGCTGGTGATGGTACAAGTGGAATTTATATGTTTGGATTTCAGCTAGAACAACAATCATACCCAACCTCATACATTCCAACTAACGGAGCAACAAACACTAGGCTACAAGATATTGCAAACAATAGTGGTAACTCTAGTTTAATAAGTAGTACAGAGGGTGTATTGTATGCAGAGGTAAGTAATGTAAGTAAAGAAGATGTTAGCAACATTGCTTTAACGGATGGTACTAATAGTCAAAGGGTGCAAATTTATTTTAACAAATACGCTTTGTCACTTATGTTTTTTGTTAGGGTTGATGGTGTTCTTTTAGCTACTCATACTGTTTCTTCAAGTGGGATTAATTATGAAGAAACAAACAAGATAGCTATAAAATACAAGACTAATGATATTAGTTTTTGGTTAAATGGAACAAAAGTAGGAACAGATACAACGGGAACGCTTATCCCTAACAAATTTACACAATTAGGTTTTAATAGTGGTGGTGGAGGTACTTTCTACGGAAAAGTAAAAGCAGTAGCAGTTTACAAAGAAGCATTAACAGATTCAGAATTACAATCTTTAACAACAATATAAAATGCACATATACAAATTAGTTTTTGATACAGAACAACAAGGCAAACAAGTCTTAATAGATAACAACGTTTGGGAAGAAGTAACAGAAGAAGGTGTTACATCTTTGCGTTACATAAACGGAACAAAAGGTGTTGTTGATATTGGAAAAGTTATTAATCCACAAGCTACAACAGACCCAGAGCATCCTATTTATTATCCTGGTTATGCTTATGATGTTATGAGTACAGATGAATTAAATTTAGAACAATATAGAGTTTATCCAAATGGCTCTGCTGCACATATGTTTTATGGATATAAAAGAGACGATGATAAATAAAGATATGACTCAAAAAGAAATAATATCAGAAATAAGAGAGGAGCAGAAAACTATGGCAGAGATGCAATTTAGACTAGCTGCTGATTTATCTAACTTCTTTAACAAACAAGAACTATTTAATCAACGTATATCTGACATCTTAGAGAACGATGAAAAGACAGACAAAAAAGGTTTAGTTTATGAAGTTGCAGAAGTCTCAAAAAGAGTAGATGACATAGAATTAAAAGGAAAAGTAACTGCTGGTAAAATTGCAGTAACTGTAACAATACTAACCTTTATTGGAGGGATGGTTTTAAAAGCTATAAACATATTTGATTAATGAGTAAATACTTTAGCGAGATTGAAAATAATATGAATAAAGACTTTTTATTTGTATTAGACGAAGCAAGAGAGTTTGCTGGAATACCTTTTGTAATAAATAGTGCGTACAGAAGTCCAGAACATCCTTTATCTATTAAGAACCCTAGTTCAAGCCATATTAAAGGTTTAGCAGTAGATATAAAAGCAACAGATAGTATAACAAGATTTAAGATAGTTAAAGCTCTTATTGAAGTTGGATTTACAAGAATAGGAATAGCAGATACATTTATTCACGTTGATTTAGATTTAGACAAAACACAAAACGTAATATGGACTTATTAAATAAAATACCAAAAGATAAACTACTACACTTCTTTGTTGGTAGTGTTATATTGTTTTTATCATTACTTGTATTTAATACACTTGTATCTATATCTATTGTTGTATTTGTAGCAGCTATAAAAGAAGTTGTTTATGATGATTTTTTAGGTAAAGGTACACCAGAAGTTCAAGACTTTATTTATACTATTTTACCTTGTTTATTTCACTTAATTAATATTTTATTCTAATGAGCAATCCTAAATTAAGAAAGAATGGTGGCAAGGGTACATTTTTTGGTAACCTCTGGAGAGGTGTTGTAAAAAACAATATACCTTTAGGAGAAACAATAGTTGCTGCTATTGATGGAGGTAATCCAATAGATGTAATAAAAGCAATATCAAAAGATAAAGACATACCAGTAAAAGACAAAGAAACTATGTTAGCTGATTTAGAACAAGACGTAATGGAAATGCAAGAAATTACTAAACGTTGGGAATCAGACAACAAAGCAGAATCATATATTACAAAGAATATAAGACCACTAAGCCTTGCTTTTTTAACGTTAAGTATGTTTGCTTATGTAATATTAGATAGTTCTTTAGATAGCTTTAAAATAGACCAGCAATGGATATCTTTACTTGGTAACTTACTAATGCTTGTATATGGAGGTTACTTTGGAGCAAGAACATTAGAAAAAATAAG